AATCTCTTCTTACCACCCCATTCACGTTCTATAGAAGTTTCATAAGATCTAAAATCTTTTAATTGTTTTTCTATTGGTTCTACTAAATAATTTTTCATAAAATTCTTAATTACTAATACATATAGTGTGTATCTGTGTAGTCCTACGGACTACTACACACACAACACACATATATAATGTATGCGTACACACTTACACAGGCTTACACACTTGTTTGCACACCTGTTTACACACTTATTATTTTTGCAATTCATGGTCAAAATACTCCCTGAATTCTACTAACCTATAACCTGTAACCCTTCCAGATTCTTTATCTCTTTTTGCGTGAACTACAACATTTGCAGCCTCTAATCTTTCTAAAGAGTTATTAATATCATCTCTACTAAATATTTTTCCACTTGTATTATGTGCAGCATTATGCTCAAAAGTGCCTGCTGTAAACCAAGTTATTGGCTTGTCTGCATCTAAACCCATAGCGTACATAAGACCAGCAATTTTTTTATCTTCTGCATGGTTTATTGCCTGCATAAGTTCTCCACTGTCAGTAATTTCTTCATCAGATTCAATAAGCAAACCAGAGGTAACTTCATATCCATCACCTTTTAATACCTCCTCATGGAACTCAAGTTTCTTTTCTGCCATACCCATTCCATCTTTATTTTTAGTCTGTTTCATAGTTACTAACATAGAATTTTCGTTATCAGCCTTAGTACCCTTTCTTTCAACAATAAACTCACCATCAATACTGGCATCTAACACAGACGAACCTCTGGCTCTATTCTTATTACCTCTACCAGTGTGATGAACCATAAGAACAGTACAGTTAAATGTCTGTATTAACTGGTCTGCTGCTTTTATAAATTTATTAACTTCTTGAGCAGAATTTTCATCACCAGAAAAGCATCTTTGAAATGTGTCCAAAATAATTAGACCAACATTGCCTACATCTTTTTGTAATATATTTATTTCAGCTTCAAGTTTTTCTAATTCTTCTTGCTCATTAATCCTTGAACCCCTGTTTGATAAAAACAATGGCACCCCAGCTAATGTACCGCCATGTATTGACTGGTCATACGCTCCTAACCTTTTGCGTATGCCAGAAACTCCCTCTCCAGCAAGATAGACTACAGGAGCTTGCGTTGCCTTATGTCCGTAAAAATCACTACCTTTTGCAATAGCACACGCCATAGCAATTGCAATAAATGATTTACCAGACTTAGGTTCACCAAATACTGTTATTAATTTTTGTTTTTCAAAGCAATTTTCAATTAGCCAATCAGGACTTTCAATTTGGGAAATCACATAATCAGCTCTCTCAAACCTTAATGCACCTTTTGGTATTTTTTCTTTTTGTTTGTTAACAAAAGTTTCAAAACCTTCAAAAATATCAAAGTAATTACTTTCTGCCGCATCCCATAAATCATCCTTCTCTGCAAAATCATCTGGTGGTGTGATTATTTTTATATTTATGCACCCTTTTGATCTCAAGTGTTCAGCAATTTCAGTAGCAGCTTTTTTGCCTGCATTGTCGTTATCTGGAAATATCCATACACTTCTTCCATAAATAGGTGTCCAATCTGTTTTATTCCATCCTGTAGCACCACCATGCCAGCAACAAACATCATAATCCCAGATACGTTCAGCTCCACGCATTGCTTTCTCACCCTCATTGACTATTACAGGCTTCTCTGGGTGTTTGTTTGTTATATATAGTGGCAATAAACCTTCTGGTCTTTTCATTGACCAAGTGCCATTAGGATTTAAGCTAAAAGGTGCATACTTCATAGGTAAGGCTGAGTGCCTTAATACCATAAAGTTATCTGTATACTTAAGTCCAACTTCTGATTGTTCATACAAATCATCCATTTGATCCTTAGAGAATGATCTTACTTTACTAGCAGTAGGGGTACTGCCATTTACAGTGGAGCTAGGGGTTTGTAAAGTAAGATCATAACCAAACTGTTTCAGAACTTCTGAGACATCTTTTCCATGCCTTTCGATTAGCCACTTAACACCACCGCCTTGACCTTCTTCAAAGTCATAGAACTGACCTGTTTCAAGGGTAAATACTAATGAACCTTTATTACCCCATCGCCATTCATCTGACTTCTGGACTTTTGGTTCACCTAGTATTTGCCTTGCTACATCAGGTGCTATTTTTTGCCAATCGTAATCTTGCATTTAGAATGGAATATCATCGTCTGTTAATTCTTGTCTATCTATCTGAGCTTGCGTTGCTGCTGCAACCTTTTCACTCATACTAACTTCACCATCTGCTATCATTGGTTCTTCCCATACAGGAACAACAAAATCTGCTGGTCTATCCTTCCATCCTAAAAATGTAAATAAAGGTACATTAATATTTAATGCCTTTAACTCTATAACTTCATGGGTATTTGTGTATGCAAATACTGGCACTTTGCCTTTATTAGTTTCTATGTCCTTATAGAACTCTACTGCTAACTTTTTAAATGCCTGGTATTCACCAAAGCTAAACCTAGACCATAAATATTGCTTATTATCATTTGTATAAATATTCATACTAAATGCTTCTTTAAAGCCATCTTCAGGTTTTGGTATTTTTACAAAAGGTACATCTGAGTATTTAGTTTCATAAGATCCATTCCACATACCCCAACCAGTTTTAATGGTATCTGGGCAAATCATTATCTTATCTAAACTAACTACTTCACCACCTGCGTTCCAGGTCTTATCAGCGTTTTTGTGCATAATAAAACTGGTACCAGTTTCACTTACATCATTTTCAAATATCGTACTCATTCTTCATTCTCTCCTTCTTAATGTATAGTTCTATCGCCTATACTGTTTATATAAATGCGTTCAAGATATTCATAATTGGACATCTTGTAGCTCTCGTAACTCTCTTCATTGATAATTCCTAAAATTTCGCATGCCTTGTTGATCTTTTCGTATCTATCCCTGCAAAACCTTTCAAATTCATCATCTTGATACATTGCTTTTACCTAAAACTTTAGTAATTTTTTGGCATACCTCTTCTAGGGGACACATATAAGTAATTTGATTATTCTTTGGTACTGAAGACACTAACCAGGCTGGCAATACGCACATTTCAGTTTTACGATCAAATTTATAAATAAGAATAGGTATAAAGTCTTGACCTGCACTTTTAATAACCTGATCCCACCACTCCTGCCTATACATATTAGTATTGCTCTTGCCATATCTTTTGCACTCAATGGCAAAGTTTCTAAAATAGATATCTGCTAAACCAGCTTTCCATGATTGGTCAAAATTTCTTGAGACTCTATCTTTTAATCCTTCTTTAGCTAAACACTCATTAATCTTGCGTACAATAAGACGTTCAAATGCAGCACCCTTAGTTCTTGAATTAATAGGCATTATTGGTCTTTATAAAGAAAAAAAATAACAACAATTGTTATAAGTGTTATGAAGCCTATACTTACAAAAAAAATATTAAAAAAAGTTGTTATAAATTCAATCATTTTTTAAATTAATTATTTCTTCTCTACCACTTTCATACTTAATGTATTTGTAATGCTCATTGGCACCTTTTTGGTAGTAATAGACTGCTATGTTCTTATCAGCCTTTTCTTTGGCTAATCGTTGTCTTTGCTCTTCTACAGTTGTAAAAAACTCAGTCATTCTTCTGCTCTGCTTTATGCGAACAAATACCTAACTTAATTAAGAACTCACCAGCTCCCTCAAGTTTCATGTAGTTTTTATCTGCAAATTCTTTTAATGCAGCGTGCATATCTGGTGTCAACCAAAGTGCCTTCTTTTCTTTAATATCTTTATTCATATTTATTTATACTCTCCATTTTTTATTCTATACTTTTTTATAACTATTACAATTACAAGTTTGATATTTATATATCATCCTTAATTTTTTTTAGGATGTGACATATAACTTCTATAGTCCATCCATTGCCTAACATCTTATATCTTTGGGTGTTGCTAACGTGATCCGTGTAATTATCTGGCACTGTTTGTAAGCGTTCGCACTCAACAGGTGTTAGTTTTCGCCAGTAAACTTCTTTATCTTTGTCTGAATGTTCGTATCGCATATAGTCATAGTTTGCAGCTGTGAGACAATTACTCTTGTCTTTCATGTTTCTACCTCTCCTGGTTTTAGAGTTTGGAAAGGTCATATCAAAACAATCTCCATCTTCAATAGTGGTATAACCTTTTTTAGTTGCTTCTTTTATGGTTAGTTGTTTCTTGTCTTTGTCTATAGATATGGTTTCTGGTTTATTTACTCTTTCATCAACCATAACTTTTGGCTCTCTATGTCCGCCACCACAAGTTGTAAGTGTTGGAGACTTACCATCTTCAGAATAAACCCTTTTTATTTGGTCATGACCTTTAATATCTACTGCTGTTCCTACTTGTTTTGGCGTGTCGTGGGTTTCTATGTATTGATCTTTATTACCAGCAGTAAGTGTAGGAGATTTACCATTCTCACTATATACACGCTGTTTGCTTTCATAAACACCATCTCTGTATTCAAACTCCATAATTTGTTTATCAAATAAATCTGTTTCAATCCCAAGAACTTCTTTTAACTTTAACCAAATATCATCACTTGGTATAGCAAAGCTGCTGTCAGTTCTAAACCAATGCTCTACTTTAGTTATTGCTGTATTAGTTTCTTCTGCAATTTGTTTATTTGTTTTACAAGACTCTTTTTTCATTTCTCGTAAAAGATATTGCAAACTATTTATCTCTACCTCATGCTTTCTTACTTTTACTTGCTCAACATTCATACCAACCTTGACTGGTTTATCTACTGCAATAACACCATAAGGAACGCCTTTGTGCATGTTTGCTGTTAAACAATTAGATTTCTTACTTTCGTGTTTTATATAATGCTCTGCTCTGCTTTTACCCCCTGACCACTTCTCGCTACCTCTATTCATATATGCAATAGCTTTGTCTGATAGATCAGACTCTAAGTTTGGAACTAATATATCCCTTAAAACTATACCTCTTTGTTTAGGCTGTTCAATTCTAGGTATGTTAGTCCAATAATATCTAACTCTATTTTGTGCTGATACTAACGCTGAATTAATCATTATTGGCTCAACACCCATGTATTCAGATATAACATCTAAGTATTCTTTTTTCATTCTCACATTTTCTAATAAAAAATATTTTGGTTTTAACTCTTCTACACATCTAACAAATTCAAAAAACAATGCACTTCTTGGATCATTGAAGGCGAGCTGCTTACCTGCAAAACTAAACCCTTGGCATGGACTACCACCCATAATCAAATCAATCTTTGGTAGTGTTGATAGGTCTAATTCAGTCACATCACCAACCTGAATAATGTCTGGATAGTTTGCTGCACTTACAGTCATTGCATACTTATCTATCTCACTTGCATAATAGTTATCTACTTTAATACCCAAGCGTTCTAATGCAATTCTTCCGCAACTCATTCCATCAAACAAACTTAAAACATTCATATTTTTTATTTCCTCATATTTATACTTATTACACTTACAGTTTGATATTTATAAACTATAATCAAAAGTGAAGGGCAAATGCTAAACTCTCCATATATCTAATACTCTCTATTTAGCTACTTGCCCTTCTCTTATCCAACCCTCTTAATCTTTACATAACCAGCTCTACGTTCAGGTGCTGCTTTATATTGCACCTCTTTAACTTGAGCTTCTTTAGCTGGTAGTGTTTTCCATTCAAGAACGTACTCTGCTGCTCTAGCTTTACTATGATTACCCATAGCCATCATAAGATCCGTCATCAACTCATCATGCTTTTGTTTAGCTATTTTCTGAGTTTCTTTTAGTGCTTCAATCGTATCTATGATATCTACTGTATCTGCATCTAAGATCTTTTCATTTTCATCATTACCATCACTAAAAATACTTGCTGCGTGTTCTGGGGTTTCTGGCGGATAGTAATCCTCTTCTTCTACCCTTCTATCAAAGTCCAATACAACCCTTGCCAGCTCACCTTTAAACGCTTCATCTTTTTTGTATATGTATATGCGTAAATCAGTTGATTGATATAAAACAATTAAAATTCCATAATCCGCATTGAGTATATCCATGCTCGCGTGTAATTGATCTACACCTAAATACTTTGGCGGTTCATCTACTGAAGGAAAGTCTGAGCTGCATTTACATTCAATAGGTATGTCTCCATTTAAAATAAGATCCTTATGCCCAACAACATGAATACCATTATCAGGGTTATGGCTTACCTTTAAATTGACTACCTTACATCTTCCATCTAAAGATGCCTGGAGTGGTAGTTCTGGGTGATCTATTTTGTAATCCACTTCAGCTTCAAGTTCAGTAATACCTAAACGCCTTGCTGCTTCTTTTATTAATACAGGTTCTAATAAGTCTCCTGTTGCCTGTCTATTAGTTTGATTCCATGTATCTACTAAAGTTCCATTCTTCTCTGCAATAGCCTTTTTAAGACATCCATGCTTATCAAAAAATCTAGCTCTATCAAATAACGCGCATGTTATTGATGATGTTGCTCTAAACCAAGTTAATTTACCTACCATTTTATTGCTCCTTATTTATCATTCTTTTTATTTCGTAAATGGAATCACGCACTGCAATAGGTTGGCTAATGCCTGCCACTTCAATGTATGTTCCAGATTCGTCTTTGTAGAAAGATTTGAGATTTGTGAGTAGAATAGTTAAACTATCTAAACAACCTAATTTGTTAAATCTAACAGTTCTTTTAGGTTGGTTGGATTTATGTACCCTTTTAGATGTTTTACCTAATCCAGCAAAATATATATTATGCGAAGTCATATCACTCAAAAAATTAAGCTCTAGCTGTTTTGTCCCACTGCTACGCTCATTGTATTTGACTGCTGTTCTGCACATATTATTCTTATCCTTTATAACTAACATAGTATTACGTTGCACCCTTATAGTATGAGCTGAGTGGTTTATCATTCGCTTTACTCTTCAACTCTGTATTGGTACACATGACTTCGTATTGAGCTATGTGTAATTTATTACGTTCTGAATTAGGAGATCTTTGTATCTTGGCTAGAACATTAACTAAATCCTGTAATAGATCTTTTGCATCTATTATGTTCTGGTTTGACTCCAGTGGAATCGTTAGTCTTTTTACTCTATCTTGATAACTCATTTATCTCTCCAAACTTTCTAACCTTTTGAATATATAAAATTATTTATTTAAATACAAGTTTTTTTTACACATATTACCCTCAAACATTTAGGCTAATTTTTTTAGGGTATTTTTATATCTATTTTTTAAATATAAAAAATTTTCATTATAAAATCCATAATTAGTCTGGTGATAATTTGGTATATCTTGTAAATTTAATTTTTTATAAAACCTAGCAAAAAACTCACCAAAGGCTTCTTTAAATGGTTTTGATATAGACTCAACAGTTTTTATCTTAGCGGTAGTATCTACCAACATAATTTTTTTTAGCACTATAGTAGGTAGTATCTTTTTAGTTCTACCATCACATCCGCACCTACAGATCTCAATCATGCTATGTTCCATTAAATGATTTAGCTTTTTTCTAATAGTATTTTCATTACTCATAGTAGTGTTAGCTAATATTGTTATAGTTACATCTCTATCATTTAGATCTTCTGTATAAACAAACTTCATAATAAAGTCAGTCAATTTATCTAGCTTTAATCCTGTAGATTTTTCAAACATAAATTGTGCTTTTGCACATTCAACATCTAACTCCGCAACCTTTTTTACTATATCTAAATACTTTATATCCATATTTATATCCCTAGCTCTTTAGCCTTTTTAAGTAAATTAGAGACTCCCATTGGAGTCCATGTATTCTTCCCTCTTCTGGTTTTTATGTTTCTTGCAATTAAAGCATCAGCAATACCTTGTAGTGTTACCTTTCCATATCTCTGGATCTCTCTAATGACTGGCATAATTTCATTGCAATAATCGTCTGCTAATTGCTGTCTTGCTTTGCTGGCGTTTATAGTTGCCACATCTAAATTAACAGGATTACCAGGCTTCCATCCAGTTGCCCTTTTCTTGTCTAAACCTTTCTTTGCGACCTTTTTATTTACATCAATTTGATCTACGCATTGTAAAAGCATTTGCATTGTATGATATTTATAAACAGCAACATGACCATCTGTTTCTCTAATTGCACATATATAAGGATCATTGCCATCTAATTTTGAAACACTATTACAAAATGCCAAACTTCTTGGTAAGTGTCCAATATTAGGTATGATTAATTTTGCAGACCTTGCATTGCATTTTTTAACAGCTTTATCTAATTCAGGTTTATAGTTTTTGCGTACACTGGTTTCAATAAATCTATCTACAATAGTAGATCTACCTGTTAACGCCCTTCCTAATAATGCATCACCCCTAGCCTTGTCTTTTGTTGATTTTATATACACAACAAATTTGCCTATAGCACTATAATTACTTCTCACTCTCTAACACTCCTACGCTTCACAGCGTGGTATATATAATGCGAAATTGCATCATATATTC